ACCCGACCACCGGCGGCGTTATTGCCTCCCCGTTTGTGCAGATGAGCCAGACATTTCAGAAACAGGCAAACTTGCTCTGGTATGAGATTTTCGATATTGTAAAGCAGAACTGCACGACCAAATTTGACGGTACGCCACAGGATGATTTGATGGAACAGCTTCTGAGCAGCAGAAAGTGAGAAATACATGAAAGCAGATACCCAGTTCTGGCGAGATCTGAAAGCCAATCGCCAGAAGATGACCAAACAGCAATACCGCACCATAAAAGGACAGGCGGTCAGCGGAAAAGTGCTGGATGCCAGAAAAGGTTTACAGAAAGTTTTGAAGCGGAGGAATGGAGCATGACCACAACCACAGAATTTCAGCTTGTTGACATCAACAAGTTAGTACCCTATGCCAACAACGCCAGAACGCACAATAAGGAACAAATCCTGAAGCTTCGCTCTTCTCTGCGTGAGTTTGGGTTTGTGAATCCCGTCATTATCGACCGGGAATACAATGTGCTGGCTGGACATGGACGCATCATGGCGGCAAAGGAAGAAGGCATTGCAGAAGTTCCCTGTGTGTATGCCGACCATCTGACAGAAGCACAGAAGAAGGCATATATCCTTGCTGACAACCGTATGGCATTGGATGCTGGCTGGGACGAAGAACTGCTGTCCGTTGAAATGCAGGAACTACAGGAGCTCGGATTCGACCTTTCCATGACCGGATTTGATGAAAAGGAACTTGCGGACTTATTTGCATCAGATGAAGATGTAAAAGATGATGATTTTGATGTAGATAAGGCGGCAGAGTTTGAACCATTTGTTGAAAATGGTGACATCTGGCTTCTCGGCAGACACAGACTTCGCTGCGGAGATTCCACCAAACCTGATGAAGTTGCCTTGCTGATGGACGGTCAGAAAGCAAATGCCTGTATTACAGATCCTCCGTATAATTGTGCATATTCCGGCGGTACAGGTATGACAATTATGAATGACAAATGGTCTGACAGTGAGAAGTTCTATCAGTTCCTCTTGGACGCGTTCAAAAACGCATATACATCTCTCGCAGACGGCGGAGCATTTTACTGTTTCCATTCAGATGCAGAAAAATGTAATTTTTATAAAGCAACAGTTAATGCGGGATTCCACTATTCTACAACTTGTATCTGGGTAAAAGATACGCTTGTTATCGGCAGAATGGATTTCCAAATGCGGCACGAACCAGTAATTTATGCTTTCAAGGATACTGCAAAGCACAAATTCTACGGTGACCGCAAGCAGACTACTGTATGGGAATTTGACAGGCCGAAAAAGTCAAAGCTACATCCTACAATGAAAACTCTTCCATTGATTGCATATCCGATTCGTATGTCATCACAGGAAAACGGAATCATTCTTGATCTTTTCGGCGGCAGCGGTTCTACACTCATTGCATCAGAACAGACCAACAGAACCTGTTACACACAAGAACTTGATCCCAAATATGCATCAGCGATCATCAGAAGATACATTGCTGCTGTTGGTTCAGCTGATGGCGTGTATGTTCTGCGCAACGGAGTAAAGTACCCGTGTTCAGAAGTACATGAGTTTTCAGCAGACGAACTGAATATTCAAGACAGCAATGTGAATGACGCTCAGAGAGGACGTGAGTGATATCGGCAATGTGAATTACACATTTTCTGATGATGGTATAATTGGCTATGGTCATCTTTCCGATGGGACGATATTCATGTTTGATGCTGATTTATTCAGTAGAATAAAAGATATCAAATGGTATGTCTCTTATAAAAGCAGAAAAGGTAGGCAAATATATATCGTTGACTGCCATGGTCGACCGCTGCATCAAGTGCTTTTTAGTACAAGAAAAGGAATGGAGCTGGATCATATCAATCTTGATACATTGGATAATCGAAGATGCAATGTCCGTTTCTGTACACATCAGCAAAATCAAATAAATCAACCGCTTCAAAAAAATAACACATCGGGTGTAAGCGGAGTAAGTTATTATCCACCCAGAAAGAAATATCGTGCAAGAATCAAAATCAGTCAGCTGGATATTCATCTTGGATACTACGATACATTTCAAGAGGCAGTTCAGGCAAGAAATGTTGGTATGGAGTGTATGTTTGGCGAATATGGAAGATATAACAACGTTCCTGCCGCACCAATATGGATACGAAGTAAAGTTATAGAGAAATGTAAACGCTTTGCAGAATTATCAGTATGCAGGGCGTTTCTTTTATCATGCGATAAAGCAGGAAATAATCTGGAGGTGACTAATGAATAGATCGCTCACCCTTGGCAGCCTCTTTGACGGCAGTGGCGGTTTTCCGCTTGCCGGACTGCTGGCAGGCATTGTGCCTGTCTGGTCTTCTGAAATTGAACCGTTTGCCATTCGTGTGACAGAAAAACGGCTGCCGCAGGTACAACACTTCGGCAATATTAGCGGTCTGCATGGTGCAAAGCTGCCGCCTGTGGACATCATCACCTTTGGCAGTCCATGCCAGGATATGAGCATCGCCGGAAAACGAACCGGTCTGAACGGCAGCCGTTCTTCTCTGTTTCATGAAGCAATCCGTATCATCCGAGAAATGAGGTGTGCAAGCAATGGCAAATATCCAAGATACATCGTCTGGGAAAACGTCCCCGGAGCATTTTCCTCCAACGGCGGAGAAGATTTCCGCTGTGTCCTCGAAGCCATCTGTTCGGTCAAAGACAGCAGCATTTCAATTCCTCGACCTGCGGGAAAATGGACAAAAGCCGG